CCGTACGACATGTTAGTACTGGACGAGTTGTCCTCTTTCAAGAACCATCAGTCTAAACGCTTCAAGGCGGCGAAGATTATCCGGCGTAGCGTTAGCCGGGTGGTGGGTCTGACGGGAACGCCCGCGCCAAACGGACTAATAGACCTGTGGGCGCAAATGTATTTAGTCGATGGCGGGCAAAGGCTGGGGAAGACAATCACCGATTACCGGGCCAACTATTTCAGACCCGGAGCGCAGAACGGCGGGATAGTTTACGAGTACAAACCGCTTGCAACAACCGAGGCGGTATTAGGCGAAAAGATAGCCGACATTACCCTTTCGATGAAAGCGCTAGACTTCCTGGACATGCCGGAACTTACATACCTCAACAACTACGTAGAGTTATCGCCGAAGGTGAAGAAGCAGTACGACAAGTTTGAAGAGGATCAAGTGCTACAACTTATGCAGGAGGAAGAGATCACAGCGTTAAGCGCCGCCGCCCTATCAAACAAACTCTTACAGTTCGCAGGCGGTGCGATCTATGACGCAGACCGGAACATACATACCGTGCATGATGAGAAGCTAGAGACGTTAGTAGAGATGGTAGAGGCCGCGAACGGGTCGCCCGTACTGGTGGCGTACAACTTCCAACACGAGAAAGCGCGCATATTGGAAGCCCTGAAGAGTTTCGGAGCGGAAGCCCTTGAAGGCGTGGATAGCGTACGCAGGTGGAACGAAGGAAAGATACCCGTCCTAGTGACACACCCGGCAAGCGCGGGGCACGGTCTGAACATGCAGAAGGGAGGCAACCGTATAATATGGTACGGTACTACCTGGAGCCTGGAGTTATACCAGCAGTTCAACGCCCGCTTGTGGAGACAGGGACAAAAGAACAGCGTGTTTGTCCATCACATTATTACGCGGGGTACAATTGACGAGCGGGTTATAGCGGCTCTAAGCGGAAAGGCGGACACGCAAAACGGCTTGATGGATATGGTTAAGGAACTAATTAAAAAATATAGAATATGATATACATGGGAAGTAAGCGGCGGATAGCCAAACAAATTTTGGCCATTATATTAGAAGGTAGAAAAGATGGTCAATATTATGTAGAGCCATTTTGCGGCGGATGCAATATGATAGATAAAGTACCGGGTAATAGAATAGCTAATGATGGCAACCCATATTTAATTGCAATGTGGGAGGCGTTGTCGTGGGGGTGGGACCCGCCAAAGATCATAGACAGGGAGCATTACTACGATGTGCGGACATGTTATAAACAAAATTCGGATGGGTACCCGATGCACTATATCGGATGGGTTGGTTTTATGGCGGGTTTTAACGGCACATTTTTCGGAGGGTATGCGGGTCATTCAGCCGTGGACGCGGCGGGCGGAGTTAGAGATCGTATAGGAGAAGCAATCCGTAACATATTAGCACAAGTTCCCCTACTAGACGGGGTACAATTTACTAATCGAAGTTATAACGATATGAGTATCCCCCCTAATTCCATTATATATTGTGACCCTCCGTATGAGGGTGTCTCAAAATACAAGTACTCGATAGACCACGAAAATTTCTGGGCTTGGTGCAGAGGGAGAGTGGCCGAGGGGCATGATGTGTTTGTTTCTGAATACAACGCGCCGGACGACTTCGTTTGCGTGTGGGGGCGTGAAATACCATCGGCCCTAAGCCCTGGTAGGGCCGAGAGGGCAGTAGAGAAATTATTTATTCATAAATCAAGAGTATGAAAAAAGTAAGTTACAAAGTGGGTGATACCGTAGAACTGGCAGACGGTGTACAATACGTGTATCGCGGAAAGAACCGGAAACTAAGAAGTTATGTGTATGATCCGGTATTGCCGAACAGGTTATCGATATTCTGCACCTTGACAGACGAAGCGTGCGAGAAGTGTGGTTATAATATAGGAGCGGTTCCGTTTGCTTGGAAAATGGACGTAAACGTAAAATTGGTAAAATGAGAAAAGTGAAGCTTATATTCTTCGAGCCGGGGCAGAAGGCCGAGCACGAAGGCGTGACATACATGACCGAGTTACAAGCGAAAGGCGGGCTATGCGCCGGGTGCGCGTTCAACAAGCGCGGCGAGCCGTGCGAATGTCCTGGGGGCTGGGTGTGTGTAGATATAATAGACAGTAGTAACATAATATTTAAGAAGGTATGAGAACAGCAGATTACAAAAAAGGTGACGTAGTGATTTTGAGCGATGGAAAACGCTACAGGTATTTGGGAATTAAGAGAATTAAGGGACATGATTATTATTCTTACGAACCGTTGGAGGACTTCGATTTTGCTTTAATGTCAGACAGTAGTGGGCAGTTCGCACCTTTCCCGGAAAAGCTATTTGCGGAGATCCCCCGGAAGCGGTATCAAAAGATATGCGATTGGTGGAAAGCGTCTAACCGCTGGAAGCATTTCTTATTCGCGATCCCGCTCGGTGCGGTGTGTGGCGCTCCGTTCACTACGGGCGTGGGCCTGGGCATGGAAGTGAAGGATCATTTGTACGGCGGGAAGGCTGACTTTGTGGACTTCCTTCTAACCGCGGTTGGCGGGGCGATCGGGCACGGAATTATGTTGGCCGTTGGTTTGAACTATGTGATAGGGTATTTAATTAGTTTAATATTTTAAGTTATGGAAAAAGCAATAATAGCACTTTTTGCGTTAATGGGATTAAGTTTTATTGGTATGGCGGCGGCGATAGTTTTTGATAAGTCGCGCCTAATAGATTTTTTCTCTTCGGTGTGTACGGCGCTTGGAGCGGTGGTGCTTGTGTTATGTTTTATAGGAATGTTATTAATTTAAACAGTTATGGAAAATATGAATTACTTATTCGAGATGAGACAGATTGAAGAGATGGAAAAAGCAACGGGCCGTTTCAAGACGGCTCTAGGGAAAGAGGGTAAACCACAGTGCGAACGTATTACAAAGATCGCGCCCGATAAAGTGGAGGTTTACGCCGAGCGTGTACCACGTACGGCCAAAGAGATTACGACGATCACGATTTACAGGAAAAGCGAGCCGGAACGCCGGGTGGACTTGTCGAGAATTGAGGCGTTGCGTTTGATCGGTGAACTTAAAGAAGCATTGAAGCTATGATGAAGGAATTTATGAAAATGCTGGGGCAAATGGTCCTGGCGATAGCGGCGGGGATCGCGCTTGGTTGTATTTTAGTATGTATCTTAAACAATTTATAGTATGCCGACACCATATATTAAGAAGAATCAGAGAAAAGTGCTGCTTATCGAAGATATGGCACGAGTTTATAATATCCACGCGTTTTTCATATTCAACTGGCTTGAAGCGAACGGCGTGAAGTACGCCAAGGTGAAGGGCAAACCGTTTCACGCCGTAAATGCCGAGATATTCTGCGAAGCTATCCGGGACATAATGTACGCGGCTAGTAAGGTACGGGACGACAGGAACACACGGACCGACCCGGAGCGCATACCGACAGTAGAGAACATGCTATACCGTGACAAGGACAAGAAGCGCGTAGGACCGTATGAGAATGACGACATAGAGAGACCGATCTACACGAGCAAGGACACCGAGATGAACAAATACGGCATAGAGGTTTCAATGCTGTACCGGGTAAATATGTACTGTGACGGTAGCAGGACACTAGACAAGTTGAACCACCGTACTTTGAGATGGGAAAACATAGAAAGGGCAGAGAAATGGAAATGTAAAGAAATTTTGGACGACTGGAAGGTTTTATACGGGTTGGTTATATAAGGATTGAGGGGTTAATGTATAAAAATGTTAACCCCTTTTTGTGTTAAAACCGTTAACACGCTTTTGGCGCACTTCTACAAAAACTTTGTGAGAGAAAACTTTTTATAGAGAAAACTTGATTTTAACGGTATTTTAACTAAAAAGCCTGTTTTTGACAAAAAAAGTAGCCAAAACGTCTTTTACATTGCCATTTCATCATTTACAGCTGACCAGCCCCACAAGACGTAGAACGTACTTTTCAAGTTTTTGATGTAAAAGGTTAAAATTTGTATCTTTTACACCTAAATCGCTTATTTATAGTACTTTATACTGTAATATAGTGTATTTGTAAAAGATGTAAAGATAGATACTAGTGGAGTACATTATAAAAAGTAATAATACAGTTAACATAAATATACTATTGTTATTTTAAATAATTAATTTGGGGTATTTTTTTAAAATATATCTAATAGGGAAAACGTCTTTTTATCTTTGCATCTTTTACACTCGGGCTGAAACGCCCTATCCATCGGGGTTTCAGGTGTAAAAGATGGTTTTGATAGGCGTAAATGATGCGATTTGGGCGGAAAAAGAGTAATTTTGTAGAGTTGTAAATAAAAATTATATGGCTACAAAGAAGAAAGAAATCATAGAAACTAAGGAAGCGGTACAGCTGCCAAAGCCCGAGAAGGTTAGGCCGGATTACGCGCACTTCCAATTAGCTCCCACATACGCGACGACCCGCTATTTAGCGGATTCGTTCAACTACACCAAGTGCTACCAGGTCGCTACGGCGCATTACGGTATGACGCCTATTTGGCAAGAACCCCAAGAACTTTGGGAGGCCTACGCGATTTACTCGGCTTGGTGCGAAGCGACGCCCGTTATAACACAAGAGGCCGTCAAGTCCGGAAACATGGCTGGAACGCTCTATGAAGTGCCAAAGAAGCACCTTCAATCGGAAGGCGAGTTCTGCATGTTCCTAGGGGCGAATCCCGTGTACTTAAGCAATAGACGCTCCACGTACGCCGAGAACCTCAAGGAGTTCGATCTGACGATATGCGCGGACTTCATAGCGGTGATCGACAGGATACGCGAAGCCATCGCACAGGACCTCGATCAGGGCGCGACGGTGGGACAGTTCGACGCCAACTACGTTCGTGCGCTACGGGGCATTAAAACGCAAATGGACTACACGTCCAACGGCGAAGCCATCAAAGGCGGCTTGACTGTGAATGTCACCGATCCGAAAGTGCGCGCAAAGGTTAGCTCGATTAAGAACTTCAAGAAGGATCATAAAGAGGAGGATAAGTAATGAATTGCACCTACGTATTTAACAAGATGATAGGACCGTTTTGCGACCCCTATATAAGAGGTATAGCAAGCAAGGGTGGTACACGTTCATCCAAGACGTGGAGTGTGTTACAGCTCCTCTATCTGGTCGCTAGCGAAAGCACCGAGCCTCTGATGATCTCCTGTGTTACCGACACGCTCCCGGCGGTCAAGCGCGGTATGTTCCGTGACTTCCAGAACATGCTGTTAGATGAGGGGGTGTGGGACGACAACGCCCTCAACAAGTCCGACTTGATCTACACGGTGAAGCCGGGCGTGTGCATCGAGTTCTTCGGGTGTGACAACGCGTCGAAGGTACATGGTCCGGCCCGGGACATTCTTTTCATCAACGAGGCGCAGCGCGTGCCCCGCGAGATATTCCGACAGCTGGACGTACGTACCACGATCAAGGTTATTATTGACTTCAACCCGGTGCGGCGCTTCTGGGGCGAGACGGACTTCACAGGCGACAAGTACGTAACGATCCACTCGACCTACAAGGACAACCCGTATCTATCCAAGCAGCAAGTAGAAGCGATAGAGCGCAACGCCAAGGATGCTAATTGGTGGCGCGTCTACGGTGAAGGACTGACTGGCGGTCTGGAAGGCCTCGTATATCCCCAAATTGAGACGATCGACGCTTTGCCGGAGGATTTAACGGGCGAGGACGTAAAGTTCGTTACAGGGCTTGATTTTGGCTTCCAGAACGACCCGACCGCTATCGTCAAAATCTACATGCGGGGCATGAACCTGTACATAGACGAAGTATGCTACGAGACGAAGATGCTGAACCGAACGATCGCCGAGCGTCTCAAGGACGAAGGCCTGCACCGTACCATTACGGTATGCGACAACGCGGAGCAGAAGTCTATTATAGAATTGCGCGGCCTGGGCTGTAACACGATCCCCTGCATCAAGGGAAAAGGATCTATCCGGGCGGGCATACAACAGGTGAAGCAGTTCAACCTGTTTGTAACGAAGCGGAGCACTAACGTACTGGACGAGGCGGACAATTACACCTACGTCAAGGACAACCTGACCGACACGTACACCAACGAGCCGGTAGACGCTTACAACCATGCATTGGACGCTGTGCGCTACGGCGTTGATTATCTTATACGTAAATACCGCCCGAGATACGCAAATAATGATTAGATTTGCAGCATGAGAACAGACGATCGGGTACACATTAAATACGATTACGCCGGGAACACCGGGACGGTTACAGAGACCGACGTGTTAGGCGTGGTCGTACAGTGGGACGGATCGAACGTTGAAGAGTGGTATTATTACGAAGAACTAGAACTGATTGAATATGAGTAAAATAAAGTTTATGGGTGTTGAAGACCTGATACTCCAAGAGCAAACCAACTGGCGGGGGAAGATTAAAAACGTTTTTCGTCGCTTGTGGTGGAAAATTTGTGGGTATTACAACCGCAAACAATTGGAATATATTTGTAACTTGCATCCGAATTACAAGGGCGGCCTAACTTCTGACCAAGCAGCGACATTAAACGCGGTGGCAGAGTACGCTAAGGCCGACCCTTTTATTATAAAAGACAGGAAGCTCGTGTACCGTATACCCCGTATTGAAGACGTAACGCTTTGGCAGGTTATCGAGGCGAGAAGGAGCGAGACGGCAACGGAGAAGGTAACGAAGTGGTGTACGCCTATCGAGCACAAGCCGGCCGAGTATGCGCCGGATAACGTCTACCATTTGCTTTGTGCGACGAAGTACATCAAGGAGCAGATAGAGACGGCGGACGGACTGGAGAAGCGGTTGTTCCCTTTCGACGCGGGGAGCACGCCGGAAGACGATCCGATCAAGGAGGCGAAGAACGTGCTGACGCTCGTACAGGCTACGGCGGAGTTATTCGCTTGTTCGTTCGAGGAGGCAAAGCGGATAAACTATCTGGACGCGATGTTAGCACTATCAAAGCGGCACGAGGAGAACGAGAAACAAAAGGCAGAGATGAAGAAACATTATAAATCATAACGTTATGGGTTTAAAAAAGTATGAGATTATTACAGTAGGGAGCGACAGGAGAGTGCGCGCCCTTCGTTCGTGGGCGGTAGGCGGCCGGTACGTCAATATTGGCGACGTGGGCGGCATCGTGTATGACGAGAATACATTATCGCAGGATGGCGCTTGCTGGCTGTTTAGGGGCAACTTTGGTTTCCCCGGTGCTCGCATCGGAGGGGATTCGATCGTAGACGTAGGCGAAGCGGCACTAAGCACCGCGGGCACGCCCGCCGTAGACATTCTGGGGTCTAGTGTCGTGGTCGGTAGCAAACTACGTTTCGAATCGAGACAGACAGCAGAGGACGCTGTAGTGCTAGGGGCGGCTGACTTCGAACAAGGCAGCTTAAATTATGCCGCGGGGGTCAACTGGGAGGCATGGAAAACACCGAGCACTCGGGTTGTCCGATCAAAGGCACCTATTTTTGTGGGCGGCATGGCAACAACGATTAAAATATCTGTACCGGGGTACTCGGTTCAAGCTTTTGTTCTAGATCGTGACGGGTTAGGCATAACCTTTACAAGCACAATAGCATCGGGGGCAGGTGTAACCTTATCAGTTCCGGCGGGGCAATACTTCATGTTGATGCTGATGAAGAATCCGGCGGCAGATATAGTCCCGGCAGACGCAACGGCCGCACAAATCACGTTTAAGGGCACTTACGAAACTAAGCTTTCAATCATCGATTCACGTGTTGAGATCAACCCGGCGATTAGCACAGGGACACTTTCATTACGACCCGGGGGAACTTATACAATGACACCCGGCGCAAAGTACCCCGACAGTGTTATACAAAACTCGAAGGTATCTATGATGGTGCATGCTACAGCTGACAGACTCATCACCTTAATGGCTGAATTTATAAACACTAGTGCCATTATAAGCGCGTCGGTAGAACTAGCACCCGTAATCATTGGCATATACCGCAACGTTAAAAACCTGACATTTTCAGGGAGTGTTACAGGGAGTGCCGGAGTTGACAGTCGTGGAGTTATTCAGGCTGCCGACTGCGACAATTTCGCCGTATCGGGCACAAGTTTTCCGGGAGAGGCGGCAGCCAAAGCGGCTAACATGCCTTTCATCTTTCAAGGTTGTAACGTCCCGAACGGTAGATTCCAGCACGATCCGCGAATTAATAACACATATATTAACATTGACTTTGCCAAGGCACAAACCGACTTAAACAAAGTTATGAGCGGTTTTTATATGTGCTCTTCAAACGTGGAAGGTATGTACAGGCTAGGAACGAGTAACAATATTTTGGGGTGTCTTGTAGAGTCATATGAAAGCATTAAATCTTTTGGTATACCTGTTTCATATTCAGGGTACAACACTACGATCTATAAGGACGCGTATTTGTCCGGCTTGTTCAACATCGCAGGTACAAACGTGTTTGGTAGCACTAAGAAGCACGATACGCAAGATGTAAGCGGTTGTAAGATCGTTAATACTGGAGCTACAGCGGTTAACATGAGGGGCAATATCCGCGTAGAGGGTAACGCTACATTGACTAATTGCTCGGTAATCGGTTCGGGCTACTTCGGTGGTAAGGCGGTTGCATCCGGTTTGCTAGTAGAGGGTTCAGCGTTCATGAGTGATAACGCTTCATTTACAAAAACCGCGGGGGTAGGCGTTATTAGAAACTTGAAAATGACCGGTAACGCGTACGCCGTTCTGGGAGATTTTGCTTTGAACGGGTGTATACACTTGTCCGACAATGCTAGGTTTACCCCTACAGCCGCGGAGCTATCCGGGGGTGACCTAGTTATGAAGGATAACGCGGTTATATCTGGTGCGGTAATTGTATGCGGGATACTCACAATGAAGGACAACGCTAAGGTAAGCGCAGGTACATTAACCGCATACGGGGATGTAACTCTTTGCGGATCATACGGCCAAACCGCTACAAGAACATGGACGGGTAAACGGACCATTACAGACGTAAACGAGCCGGAATACGATAATAATGTAAAATCAAAATATGACCTTTAAAGGGATACTAGATCAGGTTGGAACATGGGGGGCGCAACACGCGCTTCCCGTATTCTTTGGAGATGAAGCCACACGTAATCGACTGGCAAACGATATAACGGGTGATTTTATCTTTGTTGATGTGCCCGGAGGAAGGCAGGACTATAACGACTATGCCGCCGAGGCGTTCTCGATCACTGTGCTTATACAGGTATTAGGCACTTCGCACTACGAAACCGACAGCTCGTCCGAGATCGACGTACTGGATAGGACGTTCACCGTTATAACCGACATAGCAAAGAAGGCGGTTTGCCTATATGAGTCCGAGGGGGCGGCAGTGGTTAAACGCCAAAACATTTACGACAGTCCAAAATCAGGCTGGGAGATAACACTAAATCTATCTGAATAATGGCAAGAAACGCGATGTTGGAAATAGAGGTGCTGCTAACCAAGCTACGGGACGACATAGAAGCGTCTTACAAGGCTAAAGGGCTGATGGCATCCGGTAACTTCGCCAAGGAGCTTAAGTTGGTTGTAGGGCGTAACAGTGCGCAAATAACCGCACCGCGCTATGTGGGTGCGATGGAAGGCGGACGCGCTGTGGGTAAACGCCCGCCGTTGTGGATCATACGTAAATGGATCGAGGACAAGAACAAGCAAGGCGCGAACATACCGCTAACCGCCGCGTACCCGATCGCGAAAGCTATCGGAGAGTTCGGGATCAAAGTACCGAACAGTCACAACCCCGGCGGCGTAGTATCGGACGTACTCAACCCTGCAAGGGTCTTGAAGTTACAAAATGAGATAGTAACTATAATTAAATATGCTATTATTGACACTTTAAATATTAAATAATGAACATATATATACCGATAGCAGATGTAACACTAACCGACGGCCAAACCTATGACGGGCAGTTACCCGTTTGGGCTACACGCCCGCTAATGGTGAAGGTGACAACGGGCACGAATGAGCCTGTTAATATTACTGTGAGGAACAACGGATCACCCGTTAAAACCGTAACTTTGCCATATCAGCAGTACGGGATGGACGTTGATCTATCCTTCGCCGCCCCTTTGCTTAGGCGCGCCGACCGTAACAAGTCGGAGGGTACACCGTGGTTTATGCAACGGGAGTTATTGTTCTGGGTATCCGACCCGACCGACTATATAACTATTCCTGTATTCCATTGTGATCTCACATACTGGGACACGTTAGGCGTTGATGCCGCGCTTCCCCAACCGCCAAAACCGCGCATACCGGGGCAGACGTTAGACATATTCTTCCCCTACGTTATACACCCGTCCGATGCGCTTTTCCTTGAGGTTGAACCCGTGTCGGGTGCGCCCGGTAATGTTATATTCCCCGCCACCTATGTACTGGGAGACACTATCGATATAACATATATCAAGAAGTTGACTATTAAGAACGTTTGGGGCAACGGGCTGGATCAAGTGATTAACTATGAAGACCGCCTAATGTCCGATGCCGTTTACGATACCGGGCTTCAATGTGCTTTGCGCGCCAGATGGAACATGCGGAATGGCCAATGGTTTTGGGCTGCATTTAAGGATTACTTTTGGTCTAATAAGTTCACCCCTATCCGCGGTCGTGGAGGCGTAACAGAACAAGCGGAGATCACTATAAACCTAGAGTACGGCGAAGAGTGGTACAACGTCTACCAAGAGTTGCTAGTATCGTCTAATGTTGTGTTTGACTTGAACATACCGGGTATAAACCAATACCAATCGAAACACTTTAGGGCAGAAGTTTCAGGAGACACTGGGGCGCGCTGGTCCAACAGTACAAAGACGTACAGACAGCAGGTAAGATTCAGAACAACCGAGCTACAAGATAATTACATGTTCCCGTTATCACCGGATCAACCGCATACACCGTCGATCGCGTTTAGCGCGCAGCTCAAACCATGGACTATCGGCGCGGCGTATGCGGAAGGACTGGTTAACAGCATATACTGTAATACGGCATGGGAGGTGAATAGTACACCGTCGTGGATGTCAGTGGATAGTCCCACAGGGAACGCGGGAACTACGCCCTTGGTTATCACGGTAGCTGCCAACACTGGTGAACCGAGAACAGGTAACATAGTCCTAAAGAGTTTGGCGGGGTCTACTACCTACACAATACCAATCAGGCAGGCGGGCGCAACGGGCAATATAACAGTAGACACACCGACGTTTAACGTAGGCTATCTAACACACCCGGTAACTGTGAACGTTACACCATTCGGCAACTGGTCCGCGCCAGAGCATGACCCGTGGATAACTCCATCAGTTTCGGAGGGCTGGGGCGAAACAACCGCCGTAACGTTAACGATCGGGGATAACCTACCGGCAGGCGCGTCCGCTAGAACCGGGACGATTAGGTTTTACGATCATATAGCGCGAGAGTTTGTAACAGTTACGGTTAATCAGGGAGGCGCGCCAACTTCAATCAAAATATTACCGTTGCGTGTGTCAGGCCCTAAAGCCGGGGGGAACCAAATTGTGCCCGCGGCGGCAACGTCTGAAAATGGCTGGACTATGAGTAGCGCGCCTAGCTGGGTATCCATTTTGCCTACCTCAGGAGGGTCCGGACAAACTGCCATAGCTGTTAAATACGATACGGCGAATCCCGGAGCAAAACGCAGCGGGCAGTTGAGACTTGAGAATACAACTACGCATGAGATCGCAATTTGTTTAATTGAACAGGAGGGATAAGAATGAAAATAGTATCATTAAGAGTTAACGGTAACGATATAGACGGTTTAGATAACGCAACGGTCAAGATCACATTAAACAACATTTCCCCGGTTACTATGACCGGGGATAGCGTAGCGTTTAGTGCTACGGTAAAAGTTCCTAGAACGCCCAACAATGACCGGACGTTCATAGGGCTTAACAAAGGCTTGTTTAACTGCGAGTATTACGTAGCCGAGGTGCTGACAGCGTCTATCCCGTTCAAGTATTACGCTTATGTGTCTGACGAGCCTACGCAGTTCTACGCGAAGGTATCAGCGACTGAAACGGAGTACACTGTCAACTTGATCGAGAGTACGGACAAGTGGTCTGACGTGAGCAAACAAATTTCTTCGCCCTATGCGCATGCCGCTGTCCGGGACACCGAAAACTCACAGTATTTGGCAGCAGTGGATTTGTCGCGAATTGTGAGAACAAATTTTAATTTCCCGCAAATCGCTTTCCCTAACATTCAACCGTATTATGCTGACGGGACTAGACCCGTAGATTACGATTCATTACAGGCGCACCTGATTTGTTCGCGTGGTGCTTTATCATGGGACTCTGATGTAGCGGCAGGTTCTACGAGCCTTATACCCCGAAACTCGACTAAAGGGCGGGGCGGATACAGGTATCCGGGGGCGGCGCAATATGTATTCGACAATACTAGTATGTACCTGAATGCTTCCTATTTTGGCACACGGTCCGGGGGGCTTCCGGCGGGCCTTAAGGTAAAACCTTCACAAGAAGAAAGGTTCGCCACATTCTTGCTCGAATACACAGGGGATTCTATCCCCGCAACAAAACCGGATATAAATTTAGTAGGTAACTCTTCGGGGGAACGCTTTAATTTTTTCGCGGGTGTTTACAAGGGACAAATATCCGAAAGGGTGTGGGTTTATTCTATGGAGTTCGATTCGGCAGCGGGCGGGAATTTATTCCCTAAAGCCGACAGTCATTTATTAATATCTGCCACAATAAACGGTGTGACACGGACGGACTTTTTCAAAATACCTAACGGGTACTCACCAGGTGAATGCATACGATTCAAAGGGGAAGCCAAACCGGAAAGCGCTTTAAGCCCTGCGGTCAAGACCGTTGGCGACGTGCCGATAGGGTTCCCGTACACGAACGTAAAAAACATAGTGGATGACATGTGCACGGCATGGCACTGGCGTAAAATTTACCGCAACGGTACGTTACGTGTAGAACCGATAGTAGACGCCGATCTCCGGGACGGTACATCGACGGCATGGGCGCATATACACGATTGGAGCGACAAATTACGTAGCGTTGAAACCGTAGATGTGCCGGACGAGTTCGCAGACCAATACGTGTGCACCCTGGACGCTACGCAATTCAGTTACACCAACGGTGCGGGAACGGTAACACCGGTTAAGGAGGCGTATAAGTCGGCTATTAAATTCCCGTACAGCAAGTATCTGTTTCCAAAAGTAGGGATTACGGCAGCTTTCAGCAAGACGGGACACAATCAACAGTATATCCCTGTGAACGATATTTATTACCCGTATATAAACCGACATTTTAAGATGTTTAAATCGAGAGTACAGGTGAAAATAAAGGCGCAATTAGAGTATGCAGACGTTGAAAACCTACGATTGGGGGATGCTTACTACTTTTCGCAGCTGAATAGTTGTTTCTACATTAAATCTTTAGGCGAGTATGACGTAGCAACCGGGAATTGTAAGCTATCTTTGTACAAAATGGATTTAAAATAAATTAATATGGCGGATCAAGTAACACTATTAGACCTTAATTTCGGCACGTCTGAAGCCGAGAAGGGGCTAGACGCGTTAATAGCTAAGAGTATGGCCCTTGCAAAGACTAAAAAGGATTTGCAAGCGGCCTACGCTTCTGAAAAGAAGGAGCTAGACGCGTTAAATCAGAATTACGCGGACGGACTTGTACAGCAAGACAAGTACGACGCGACTGTTAAGAAGCTGAATAAGTCTCTTATTGAGACGCAAAAGGCGATCCTGGACAACACAGAAGCCAACAGGCAGAATAACGCCGAGATCAAGTCTACAAAAACGCTTCTCGACAATGAGGCTACGAGCGTTAACGCTTTGCGTGCACAGTTGGCGCAGAACACCACGGAGCTAAACAAGATGAGCGAGGCGCAACGGACTACCAGCAAGGAGGGGCAGGACCTGACCGAGCAGACCAAGGCGTTATCGGACAAGCTTAAGGAGCTGGAAAAGTCGGTAGGCGACAACCGCCGTAATGTCGGTAATTACGCCGAGAGCGTTAAAGACGGTATATTACAGACACAGGGGCTAACCGGGGGCACTGGCGCGCTAGTAGGGCAAATGAAAAGTGGTATTGCCGGGGTGCAGGCGTTCAACGCAGCATTAAAAGCGAACCCTATTATTTTTGTCGTGTCTCTCGTCTTAACTCTTATCGGCATTGTCGAGAAGCTAATGAAACGCAACAGCGAGTTAGCGACTAGCCTGCAAGCGGCGTTCGCTCCGTTTAAAGTGATTTTCGGGCGTTTGCTGGACTGGATAACCGGATTGTTTGAAGGCGTGGCGTTCGTGCTTGAGAACATTGCTAAAGGCGTTACATGGCTATTGGATAAGCTGGGGCTTATCAGTGAAGAGACGAAGAGGGCAGCGGCGGAAGGCGCGAAGCTAGCAGCCCAAACGCAGAAGATTTACCAAGCTGAAACGGCGGCACTCGTCCCGATGGCACAGATGCGGCGCGAGATGGAAGAGCTTAAGACGCTGGCAGCGGATCAAAACAAATCAGCGGCGGAACGTACTAAGTTGCTAGAACAAGCTAGGGAAAAGCTGCACGCTATCCGTGATATGGAGCTGTCGGTACTGGAAGCTAAATACAAGCAGATCAAAGCCGAGAACCAACTAGGATATACAAGCGACGAGGATGCACGGAAAGAACAGGAAGCCCTTGCGGCGCTGGAAGCAGCACGCGCCCAATACGCTACACAGGAAAAAGAAATGGCGGGGCAGGTGTCCGGCTTCATAAAGCAAGAGAGGGACAAGCAGGCACAAGCGGCACAAGCGGCGGCGGCGAGGTCAGCGAAGGCGGCGGAAGACGCGGCTAGAAGAGAGGCGGAAGCGCACAAGAAGGCGCAGGACGCTATCAAAGCAGCACAGGACGCGCAACTTAAGAAATATTCAGAAGCAGTTACCGCAATGCAGCTAGATATTGCACAGCGGGAAATTGAAGGTGCTCAAGCGTCGTTGCAAGAACTGCAAGCGGTCAATGATAAGAAGATAGAAATAGAGACGTACAGACGCGCACAGGGGCTTATAGGCGAACAAGAGTATATAAACAACGTTCGCCAACTCGAACTGGAATACGCCGCGGAGGTCAAGGCCCGGAAGGACGAAGAAGATCAGAAGGAGCGAGACCGTCAAGCGCTCAACCTAGAGAACGACCGCGCGCTAGCTGACATGAAACTAGGCAACGATTTGGAAAGTCAGCTAGCGCGGTTGGACGCGCAAAAGGCTGCCGAGATCGCGAACGCGGAAGCCATTGGCGCGGAGACGGCCTCCATAGTCGAACGTTACGAGATCATGAAGGACGAGACAAAGAGGAAGTACTATAACGCGCAGTTAGAGATGGCAGCGGGTACAGCCGGACAGCTCTCTAGCTTACTGGGTGAAGAGAGCGCAGCGGGGAAAGCATTTGCCACGGCGCAGGCGCTTATCAATACTTATCTAGGCGCGTCTAAAGCAATCGCGCAGGGCGGTATCTGGGGTATCGCGCAGGCAGCTATCGTAGTGGCGGCGGGTATGAAAAACGTTATGAGCATTAACAAGACCAAAGAGCCAGACACTAAGATCAACACAAGCGTTAAGAAATATGCGAAAGGCGGGCAGATTTACGGAGCTAGCCATGCGGCGGGCGGCGTGACGTTCACCGGGTCAAACGGGCAACAGTTCGAAGCCGAGGGCGGGGAAAATGTGTACATTCTCAATCGTAAGGCATCCAGCGCGATCAACGCGTTATCAGCCCTTAACATGGAGTATGGCGGGCGTTCGTTCGGTTCGTCTGGCGTGTACCGGTACGCCAACGGTGGCAAAATCGACGTAGGCGGCGGCGCAAGCATGCAGTTACCTAGTAATTTTAGCCTGTCGAACGACAGTTTGCGGAAATTAGCGGCAATTATGTACGATTCAGTGGCTAGCGTTCCCGCCCCACAGGTGGCAGTTACCGACATAGACGAGGGCCAACAACAATATAATAGGGTACAGGTAGCGGCTAGCTTATAAATCATAGGCAAAGCCGCGGCTTCGTGCCGTTAAATATTATATCTTTGTACCAATAATACAGTAATATATGAAAATATTTGAAAAGTTACGCATTATAGAAGCCGGGGAAACCGCAAACTACTATGAAGAAGGGGGAAAGGCTTATAAATTAGTCATCTCTGCTAGTGCTTTCCCGTCTCTAGTGGCTTTAGGTAATTCCCGGCCTATTCATGCACGCCGCACTCATAACGGCGCGGACTTGCTGGACGGGTATATAGGGCATTTCGCCAACTTCACACATGACGAAAACGCCGTTTATGCTGATCTAGTTATGTCTGAAGCCTTAGAAAGCGCGTATCCTAGCGAATATAATTTTATGGTTGCTATGATCGAGAAAGAGCCGGAGCTACTAGGCGTATCGGTTAATCAGTCTGATGTTAAAGAGCTGGACGAAGAAGCGCAAACCGCAACCGTAACAGAAGTAAAAGAGTTATTTAGTGCCGATTTGGTGGGACTTCCCGCGGCTACTAGTTCTTTATTTAATAACAATTTAAACAAATTATCAATGAGTAAATTTTGGACGAAATTAGCCGAGCTAGTTAAATCAACTAAGCTGGCTAGGGAAACCGTCACAACCAAAGAGGGCAAAGAGCTTGTTATTATCGCGCAGGGCGAACAGGCGGCTCTAGGTGACGAGGTACAGGACGCCGAAGGCAAACCCGTAGAGGATGGCGATTATTACATTTCTATTGGCGAAGGCGAGGACATGATCATATCAGTCGTAGCCGGGAAGATTTCTAACGTTAAGGAAGTGGAAGACGAAGCTAAACGCGAAGAAGAGGGTCAAGAGGAATTCGCGGAAGACGAGGACAAGGAAGACGAGGACAAGGAAGAGAAGAAAACCCCTACCCCGGAAGAACTTGCAGCGATCCGCAAAGAGGTTACCGAGTTGAAGAAAACCGTAACTGATCTCAAAACGCAGTTAAGCAAACGTACCGGAGCACCGGCAGCAGCTAAAACAGAGCTGAAGACCGAAACTAAGACCGGAACAAAATTGAGCCGTGAAGAGGTTCAGAAGGCCGCAGCAGAAATGCGCAAAAAATTTAAATATTAATCTACTAAAACATTAAAATTATGGCATTTGCATTTAGCGATTTAAACAAATTGAATATCGACAGCCTAGCCGATGTTATTTCTTTGACACTGGGTTTGGAAGGCGAACTTTCCAACGGTGTAACCGTGTTAGCGGGCATTGAAAAGGGTAAACCTATCTTGACTTTCACCGCAACAGACAAAGCGGTAAGACGTTCCGCAGGTTGCGACAGCGAATACAAGTATAGTTCTCTTAACGATAAAGTTAAGTACTACGATCATACACAGATTGAGTTGCCTATCGTGGTTTGTCTGCAAGACTTGTGGGGCAAAATGGTTGCAAAAGGTGTTCACCTTTCAGCCGATTTCGACCAAACACAGTTGGCGGCTTTCATGCAGAACGAAATTTTGAAAGTTCTTGAAGCTGATATGTTACGTCTCGTATGGTTGGACGGTCTGAAAGCAGCTGATACAGCGGGTGTATACACCGTGTTTAAAAACGGCGGTATCATCAAGCAGATGCAGGCATCAACCGAATCTATTAAGGCCCTTGTTCCTTCTGGAGCTGGTGCTAACGTTTTGGAATGTCTGAAATGGTGTATCGACAATCAGCGCGCCGATCAATTGGATGATTCAGAATTTTATGTAACTAGCAACATTATGCGCGCTTACAAGGACTTGGTAGAGGCGAAAGACAACCATTTGGCACAAGCTAACATGGAGAATGGCAAACCGGCGTACTACTTCGAAGGTTACAAGGTGAACGAGTTGAGACACGTATCTAACAGTGCTAAGGGCGACGCTTTGACAGTTCAGTCTTTCATTGCTTTCTCTCCTAAAACTAACATTCAGTTGGCACTTGAAGACGCAAGTCTGACTATTGATCCGTTCATCCGTGATGCTAAAGACCGTAAGTATTACAGTACAACCGTATTTGCGGCTGATGCTATGCTTGCAGTTCCTGAATACTTGAAATTGTGCACCGCAGCAGGTGTTTAATAATTAAAACAAAGTTTAAATGGCTTGTATAAAGACATTAAATAAAGCAATTACCTACGACTGCCAAGCCGGCAGCGTAGGTATCGCTGAAATGTATCTGATTAACTTTGACGACGTAACCGCCGCAACCGTTGATCACAACAACTCTATAACAGCGATAACGCTAAAATCAGGGGCTAAAACAGTTCCGGTAGATTGTTACAAGAACGGCGCAAAGTTTACAGAGGCGCTGAAGTTATCAGATGTTTCGGCAGGTTTGGATCAGTCCGTTATGTTCACTATATATAACAAAAATGGCTTTGAAACTAACGCAATTGTGTCGGCTTTGTTATCCGGGCGTTTCATGGCGGCTATCAAGTTGAACGATATAAACGCGGTTCCACTTATGGTGGGTTACAAATGTGGGCTTGAAATTTCACAAGCTGATATGGATTCTAGCGCAGCAGGCGGTTTTACTACAATAACGATTAAAACGCCGGACGATGCTAGAGGAGAAAATAGAATACAAATCGTTTCGGGAGCGTGGACGACAATCACAGCCGCAAAACTAGCTTAAAATATGGGATGCTTAAATAAATTAACTAAAGCGATCTTAGTAGATTGCGACGGAGGGGCAACAGGCGTAGCCGAGATGCTTCTTATCAACTTTGCCGATATTGCGTCGAAGAGCGTAGCGAATGGCCTTGCCATTATAACGTTAGCTGCTGGCGCTAAGGCCGTGCTGGTTGAGAGTAACAAGAAGGGTGTAAATGCTACGGAAGAGATAAAGACTAACGATAACGCGCCAACAGCGTTGACGCAGGCGGTTATGTTCACATTGTATCAGGGTAACGCAAACGGAACTCTGATTGTGAATCAGATTTTAAACGGTACATTTTTAGCACTGGTTAAGACTAAATCCGGGAGAACCCGCGTTTACGGGTATAACTATGGTTTGAACCCTACCGCTATTTCGGAGGACTTGAACGCAAATGGCGGTTTTACCACGATCACGCTATCGACATCAGAAAATGTTATCGGCGAGAAGCGTGTAAGCTTTGCCGATGCTAGTTATAACACATTGAGAGCCGCGGCGATCGTAACAGAATCATAAAGGAGGGTATTATATGGCATGTTTAAAAAAACTAGATCAGGATATAGCGTATGATTGCGCAAATATCGAAAACCTAGGGGGAACGGGTGAAATAGATGAAGCAATTGTTATAAACTCTTCGGACATCTCCACCATATCGGAAACCGGAGGGGCGGGGACAATCACGATGCTAACCGGAAAAAAGGGGTACGTAGTCAACTCTATTAACAATTCCGTAATGTACCAGGAAGCTATTAAAGCAAACGATATAGTACCCGCGGCAGAAGATCAGAGCGTCGTTATTAAGGTTATGTCCTCTATGGATAGCACCGCATATCGCTCGGCGTTAACGAGCCTTCTAAAAGGTAATTTTAGGGTGGCTCTGAAATCTAAATCAGGTAACTGTTATTTAGCAGGTGCATTTTGCGGCTTGGAAGCTTCGGACATGGCAACCGATTCAAGTACCGGCGGTATTTCAACGGTAACACTTAAAACACCGGAAGCGTCAACGGGTGATAAACTCTTAACGTTAACTAAGGCCGCGTACGACGGTCTGAAGATACCGAAAGTTTAGTAAATTAAAAACAGTTTAAAAGATGGAAAAAATTACAGATATAGGACAGATAGTTTCATTGTGTCAAACAATGACTAATCTAAAATTGGATATTACGTGCGGCGCGGATCGCCTGTTTGCACAACGTTGGTATGAAGAACGTTATTTAACTGGTGTACACACCCGCTACGTAATGAAGCCGGGACTATTCATCAACTCGATTGAAGATGGAAGAGTGTACCGCGCTTTCAACACAAGTGACGAGAAGGCCGTGGAGTTCATGGAAGCAAATGAAAATTACAAGGACTATTTTATAGACCTGCAAGCAGAGCCCGAAGCCCCGGCGGAAGAACCGGAAGCCCCGGCGGAAGAGCCAGAAGCCGTTCAAGTAATGGCAGCAGAAGAGCCGGAACTATCGGAGGAAGAGATCGCCGCGGCTAAACGTAGCGAAGCGGCTAAAAAAGCCGCGGCTACTAGAGCAGCGAAAAAGGCAGCAGAAGCAGAAGCCGCCGAGGGTCTGAAAGAGTTCGAAGAATAATATATATATATATATATAAAAAGGTAAATCAATGATCGCAGCAAAGAAAATAGAGTTAATAGTACGTAGGGCACTGAATTTAGTGCCCCGTACTTCTGAAGGGGTGGTTAGTTACGATGTAGATAATCTATACCCGCAACGTATCGCAAATCTTATCGACGCTAGCAAAACCGCTACGGCGTGTTGTGACAAGGCGAAAGAAAACATTATTTGCGAAGGGTTCGTTAACGAAGATTTTGCAGCGAGAACCAACGAGCACGGGCAGGACATGAACGACGTTTTAGAGTTCGTAGCCGACGAGATACCGAGATATAGAGGTTACGCGTTAATAGTACAATACGGCGGCGATGGTCGCCCTTTGTACTGTTATCCTGTGCCGTTCGGCTACGTTCGTGCCGTTCTTAACGAGGACTACAAACGCGATTCAATCGTGCGGAAATGGCGCGTATTCGACAACTGGGAACGCGAGATGCTGAAGGACACGAACGTTAAAACGGGCGTGGTTTATCCGAACTTCAACCCGAAAAACTTTTGGAAGGAGTGCGAAGAGTACGGAGGTATTGAAAACCATCCGGGGCAACTCTATTACGCTAACTTCTCAAACCGTCGCCCCTATCCTATCAGCCCGTTTCATGCAGTACAGCCGGAAATGGGAGCCGAACACGGGAACGCCCTGTATGTTGAGAACGTTCTAGCGCGCGGTTTCCACGCCTGTAGCGTAGTTTCGCACGGGATGTTCCAGAGCGATCAGGAGCAAAACGAATTCCGGGACGCTATTACCGAAATGATGGGGGTAGAAGGGACCGGCGCGGTTCTTACGGTGCGAGACGAGAATGTAGGTATTACAGAGAAGCCGTTTATCCGTGTGGACCAAATCGGTACGCCTATCGATTCCGACCTGTACAAATCATATTGCGAGCCGTTGCGGAAAGACATTGCTATTTCTTGTTTCACTATTCCGATCCCGCTTATTGATTCATCATTGATTAGCTTCTCGAATGCGTCGGGCGAAGTGGTTAAGGAGATGCAGCGCGTTTACCGCCGCTCTTTGTCGCGCGTCCGTGATAAGATTTCCCGCGACCTGGCATATATATTCGACATAGACCCGGAACTAACTAAAATTAAAAACGATTTGGAAGGCGACGCGGATATTGCGCCCGACCAAGTAATAACAGATTAATATGGCATACCCGATCCAATTACTACGAGATTTGTTTACGATCGCAAAGGACGTTAAGGATAGCGACATTGAAAAGGCTTTTTATGAAGCCGATATGCTCGACATGTCGCCGCAGCTCAAACGATCGTATGAAGAGATACCGTCGGAGTACTTAGTTGATACCACGGCGTGTACAGGAGCTAATAAAGTATTATGCTACTATGCCTTTGCGCGCTACTTGCAGACAAGCGAGCAGCAGAGCACGGCAAGCGGCCTAAAAATACAAAACTATGGAGGCAGCTACGTTCTAGCCGATGATAACAAAGCGAGACGGTTTGAAGCCGAACGCGGGAAAGCTGATTTATTTATAGTCCCGTTAATCAAGGCGTTTAAAGACGCTAAACTGATTGAAGAGGAATGTTCACACAGGGTACAATCACGGATATGTTTAATAAAATAATGGATGGAGTTTTTGATACGGCGCGCGTCGCGTCTCTAGCTTTCCTACTAACCGTTACTAATGATGTGATGACGTTCTTCATCTTGATCGTGTTGTTCGGGATGCTGAATTTTATAGTAGGACTTATTGCAGGTTTAAGGGCTGGTGAAAAATACAGCCACAAAAAGGCTTTCCATGCCTTTTTCGAGTATGCTATCGCGGCGATCGTGATTCTATTCACGGCGGCAGGCGCACGGCTTATAGAGCCGGAGGGGAACTATACGGACTTATTACGATTACTTACAACGCTTTTCGCGCTGGTGTATTCTAAGAATATTATCCGTAACTTTAAAAAAATCCAACCGGATAATGAATTTGTAGCGGTACTGGATATTCTGATTAATACTAAATATTTGGACTTTATAAAAAACTTGAAAAATGCGAAACTTCACAATCCAAGAGCTAACCGCGTCAACGACAGCGGAGGCGAAGAAGATCAACAACGATCCGACACCGGAAGCAGCGGAGAATCTGAAGCTGTTAGTTGATAACGTTCTAGACCCTCTTAGGGACGCGTACGGCAAACCGATCCGGGTTAATAGCGGATATAGATCACCCGCCCTAAACGCGGCGGTAAAAGGCTCTAAAACGTCGCAGCACGTCAAGGGACAAGCGGCGGACATAACAGCGGGAAGCAAAGCGGAAAATAAGAAACTCTTTGAACTGGCGCAGGAACTCAATTTGCCCTATTGCCAGCTTATCGACGAAAGGGGTTTCACCTGGGTGCATATCTCATACGATAAGAACAATGTGAAACGCCAAATACTTCACCTATGAAAATAACATTAAATAAGATATTGGTGTGTTTAGCGGTCCTTCTAGCCATTTTATTGTACGCGTCGTATAAGACTATAAAAAGGCAGCATAAAGAGCTAGAACGGCAGGAAAACAACCTCACCGCGCTTAACACTGAGGCCGTAGCATTCAAGACTACGGCAGGCGATTATGCGGAACAGGCCAGGCAGTTAAAGCTAGAGAAGGACGAGCTAGAACTATATAACGCCGATCTATATAATAAGGTACGCGAGGCGGGAATAAAGATAAGAGAGCTTAAGAACGCTACAAGGGCCGAGACAGTTACCAAGGTGGACACCGTGGTTAAGACGGAATACCGGGACGGTGACAAAGAAAACCGATTTGCGCACTATTTCGACGGGTGGAATGATATACAAGTCGAAGCCCGACCGGACACCACGATTATAAAATCTAGCAGTATCGACACGATCGACGTGATCGGATCAGTCAAGCAAAAGCGTTTTTTATTCTTCCGGATCGGAAAACCGAAACAAACGATAACCGTATCGAATAAAAACCCAAAATCTAAAATACACGTAGAATTCTCGGCAGAATTCGGCAAATAATGCCTTTCATCTTTCATAAACGCCCTTCCATCTTTTACACTTGAAAACTTAAAACGCTGATTCTTAATGAGTTGGCGTTTTTGCATGTAAACGATTAAAATTTGTATCTTTTACACTTAACTCACTAATAACTAGTACTTTATCATATAATATATATCATTTGTAAAAGATGTAAAGATGTTATATAGAGCTGACAGATAAATATTAGATAATCTATAATATATGTAAATATATGAATTAATATGTGAATGAATTTATAGAAATATTTAAATATAAACTATATGGAAAACACCTTTACATCTTATGCATTTCCCTGTTTTCGCCACCTTAACTAACTGATACGCAATTAGTTAAGGTGTAAAAGATCCGCTTAAAAAGGGCTATTCATCATTTACACCGTTATCAAACCTTCAAAACAGTTAATCAGGGTTAAAATACTAAAGTTTTTTGGGAAATAGTTTTGTAGTTCAAAACAAAGCCTTACCTTTGTCACGTCGAAATGAGAAACCAACTAAATTTGTTGAACTATTCCGATACCGGAGAATCGTTTTAAACATTACTAGATATGGCATCAATAGACATTTATAAATTAGAAGCGTTCTTTTACAAGATTATACGGGAGAGGATTACAGCGTGCAAAACGATAGGCGAGGCTACAATGCTATATGGCTATCCGGGCAACTCGAAAATGGTGTTCGATGATTTGCAACGAGAAGAAGAGGCCGGAAAAAAGTTTAAGTATAAAATCCGGGGCTTTATAATTCCACACGCCAAACGTTACGAAACTATTTTCGAGCAGGCCCGGCGCGCCGCGTACTCCGATCACGTACAAACTTATCGAACGTCTGACAAATTGAGTTTTAAATTTAATGAGAAAATGAAATGGAAAAAGTAGAACTTATCACAGTGGCAGAAGCCGCCCGGTTAGCGGAGTGCACCGAAAACGCCATACGCTACCAACTTAACGCCGGAAAGCTCACCCGGTACGAAAATGGAACGGGCAAGATCAGAGTGAGCAAAAATGAATTATTAGAAACAATTTTTAATTTTAAGAAAAAATGAAAGTAGTAATCGAATTAATCGGAAATGAGAGTGTGAAGGAATTGTTAGCAACTTCCAACTATTTGCGCGAGCTGGCGGGAGAAGCCGTACCAGAAGTAACGGAACGTAAAACCGATCTTGACAAGTTAGCGGACGCGGTTGTAGAAGCAACAAAGGCGAAGGACGAAGAAGTTTGCTTGCCGCTATTGATGGAAGCAGAGCGCGCCAAGACCCGTGCTAAACGAGCCGCGAAGCCTGCACCGAGCGAAGAGCCTGCACCAGCAGAAGAGCCTGCACCAGCAGAAGAACCCGTAAAGGTAGAAGAACCCGTAAAGGTAGAAGAACCCGTAAAGGTAGAAGCGCCTAAAACGGATGCAGCGTCTTATACTATCGACGATTGTAAATCATGGGCTATGAAAGCGCTAAACGCAAAGAAACGCCCGATTGTACAAGAAGCTTTTGGAAGCGTAGGCGCGTCCAGTTTCCCAACCTTGAAGGAGGAGATGTTTAACGATTTTGTTGCATACATTTCAAGCCGTCTATAATGAGACACGCGGATAGAGAACACGCGATTTTATCGCCAAGTAGCGCGAAACGATGGATACATTGTACTCCGTCGGCGCTACTAGCGGAAGCCGCAGGCGGCAAGTCAAGCGTTTACGCCGAAGAGGGCACACTAGCCCACGAAATAGCCGAACATGCTTTGACACAGTATCTGAACGGTGCTTATGATCCTATCATAGACGAAGCCCTGCCAATCAAAGACGAACATCTTAAAAACCCGCTGTTTAGTATTGATATGGCGAATTACATTCGCGACTATTGCGAATACGTTATCGGTGAAGGTTACGAGATGCAAAAACAGGATGGCGCGTGCCAGATGTTCCTAGAACGTAAAGTAGACGTTACCGATTATGCACCTGATTCGTTCGGATCGGTAGACGTAACACTATCATCTGACAAGGCAATACACATTATAGATCTGAAGTACGGCGCAGGCGTTAAGGTAACAGCCGATTACAACGAACAAATGATGTTGTATGCTCTGGGAGCTTTGAAGGCGGCAGCGTCGAAGGACATAACCAATATTAGAATGACAATCGCACAAGTCAGATTAGACCACTACGACACGTTTGAGATGTCAAAGGGTGAGTTACTTGATTGGGCGGAGAAAGTCCTGAAACCGGCCGCAAAAGCGGCAATACATGGCGAAGGGAAACAGGTTATTGGAAGTTGGTGCCAATTCTGTCCGGTTAAAGCCCAATGCAGGGCGCAACGTGACGCAATTCTTGCAGACTTCGACGAAAAGCCCGAACCACTGTTATTGTCTGACGAGGAAGTAACAGACCTTATTGGTAAGATCGACACTTACAAAAGCTGGATCGAATCAGTAAATAAGTACGTCTACGATAGAGCGATACAGGGGCATAAATGGGAGGGCTACAAGCTAGTAGCCGGACGGTCGAGCCGAGTTATCAAGGACGAGGCGAAAATACGTCAAGCGCTCTTAAACGAGTTCCTGGAGGACGAAGTACTAAACATCAAGTTAAAAGGTATCGGAGATCTCGAGAAGCTGGTAGGCAAAAAGGTATTTAGCGCAAGATTTGGAGACGCGATCGAATCGCGGCCCGGCGCACCTAAACTAGTACCGGAAAGTGCTAAGGGTGTGGAATATAACCCGCTTTGTGACTTCGACATCGAAGGCTAACAGAAGTTAAAAAACAATTAAAGAATGTATAAACGGTTTGAAGTCTAAAATAAAGCAATATCTTTGAACCGTGTTAGAAAAATAACAAATTAAAATCTTAAAAATTATGAGCAGAAAATTGATCTTAAAAAACGTACGTTTCTCTTATGTAAGAGTTTTCGAGGCAGAACAATTCAACGGAGTAGGGGATTTTCATTACAGTGTTGTTCTTTTGATTCCCAAAACAGACACCGCCCTAGTTAAGCAAATTAACGACGCGGTCAAGGCAGAAGCACAGGAATATTTTGCAAAAGATCCTAAATTCAAGGGACAAGTACCCGCCAATTTCAAAAGCCCGTTGAAGGATGGTGACGACCCCGAAAAAGAAGGGCAAGCCGGGTTTGAAGGTATGTACTACATTACCGCGAAGCGCAAAGAGGAGCATGGGCAACCGATCGTAATCGACAAAGGTAAACGCCCGATCACAGTGAAAGAGGATATGTATTCCGGCTCTTGGGGAGTAGCTTCCATCTCAATCTACGGTTACAACATGAGCGCCGACAACCGCGGTATAACAGCCGGATTAAACGGAATTCAGAAAGTAACTGATGACGATAGACTGGACGGCGGATCAAGTGTCAACGACTTCGAAGATTTAAGCGATGAAAACGACGACCCATTCGGAATGAACGTTCCATTTTAAACAATTATTTCAAGTATAAACAATTAAATTAATTATTAATCAATCTCGTTAAAACAAGTGTAAAATGATTCTCAAAAGCCGTGCCGCTTCTACTCGGCACGGCTTTAACTTTAAAAACCCCTAAAAAGACATGAAACCAATTTATATAGATTTTGAAACTTATTCAAGCGAGGACATTAAGGCAGGCGGCGCGTACAGATATACGCAATCGCCCGACTTTGAAATACTTTTGATAGGTTATGCGATCGAAGACGGAGACGTAAATATTATAGATATGACACAGCCCGGATCGATCATAAAATTTGCCGCTTTCGCTCGTCTCATCTCGTCACCCCAATATACGATCGTGGCGCATAACGCGCAGTTTGAACGCCTGTGTTTGAAGGCGTATAAGGTAGACATTCCCGCGGAGCGTTTCCTATGTACCGCAACTATGGCATTATACGCTGGGTTCCCGGAGAGCCTGGGAAACCTTTCCAAAGCACTGGACTTGAAAGAAGGGAAAAAGGGCACGGGTCTAGCCCTTATAAAATTCTTCTGTCAGCCGCAAAAACCGACTAGAGCGAAACCGGAAGAGTACCGGAACTTGTCAAAAGATTATCCGGAAAAGTGGGAGGAATTTATAGACTACCTACGATATGATGTCTTATCAGAACGTGAAGCACTGACGCGCCTAGACTATTGCAATTTCCCACAGTCGGAAATAGACCTGTACAGGCTGGACCAGGACATAAACGACAACGGCATAGCCGTGGATATGGAACTAGCGGAACGGGCGGACGCCCTCAACGAGGAATTTTGCGAAACTCTTAAGAATCGTATTAAAACTAAGTACGGCATATCCTCTCTAAAGTCTACAATGCAATTAAAGGACTTTGTTCTAATCAATACTGGAAAGTCTTTTGATTCGTTCCGCAAAGAGGACATAGAGGATATTATGCAGGAGTGCGACAACGAGCGGGTAGACGAGGTACTGAACGCCCGGAAGATCATAAACAAAACTAGCAACGCCAAATATACAGCCATGTGCAATTGCGTGTGCTTCGATGGACGTGTACACGGTTTGTACCGTTTCTATGGCGCGGGGCGTACTGGCAGATGGGCGGGTAGACTAGTCCAAATGCAGAACCTACCACGTAACTACATACATGATCTGGACGGCGCACGTGATAATGTTAAGCACATGTGTTTGGCAGACTTCGAAACGTTCTGGGGAAATGTACCTGACACGTTATCGCAGCTTATCAGAACAACGTTTGTAGCTCCAAGGGGAACTATATTCCATGTCGCCGACTATTCAGCCATCGAAGCCCGTGTACTGGCGTGCCTATGCCGTGAAGATTGGCGTATTGAAGCGTTCCGCAACGGGAAAGATATATATGTAGTGTCTGCAAGTATGACATTTAGTTTGCCCGAGGATCAATGCGGCAAAGGCACTCATTACCGCCAACAGGGCAAAGTAACAGAGCTGGCTCTAGGTTACGGTGGTTGGGTAGGTGCTATGTCTACGATGGACTATGAAAAGGCAATTGACCCGGCGTTATACAAGGATATTATATTGAAATGGCGCGCAGCTTCTCCACGAATAGTTGATTTTTGGGAAGCCCTGGACAGCCGGGCTAAACTCTGTATTCGTAACAAGAAAGACGTAGAGGTTATCCGGTACGGCGTACACGTTTGTACATTTCAATGGTTTACAGAAAACAATTCTCTAGCAATTTTATTACCTTCGGGCCGTCGTTTGTTTTACCCGTTTTGCCGGATCGCCACAAAAAGCGTGAACGGACGAGACAGAGAGGTTATAACATACAAGGGTCAAGACCTTACCGGAAAATGGGCAGATCTAGACACATACGGCGGAAAGCTAACCGAAAATATAACGCAGGCAGTCAGCCGCGACCTTCTGGCATATGGTATGCAAGAAATCGTAAAACGTTACCCGTCTGTTAAAATTGTGGGACATATCCATGACGAAACAGTAAACGAGGTACCCCTGGACGATTTTGGCGAGCCAACTGTATCGCTTAAAGAGATTTGCGAAGCGATGGCAGTTACACCAAAATGGGCGGACGCTTTCGGTATTCCGTTGAAGGCAGAAGGATTCACTAGTAATTATTATAAGAAAGATTAACATGGAAAAATACACCTTATCGCTTGCAGGTTCTTCGGCGTCTCTGAAATGGAAGGCCGTACGTATGACTTGGGAAGCATTTTTGGAAAGACTAGGAACGCCCGTTATCACTAACGAAACGGTACGCGAGTTCGACAGGCTGGACAAGCCCGCTAAATCGTCTTTGAAGGATGTAGGCGGATTCATGGCTGGCGAGCTCTCCGGCCCACAGAGACTTAAGAAAGCGGTTATGTCCCGCTCTATGATTACGCTAGATGTAGACTTTGGCGACGATTTATTCCCATTCGATTTTGCAGATCGTTTTCCGGGCGTAGCCGCTGCCATCTACACTACTAGATCAGACCGCCCCGGATCGCGCCGTTACCGTCTTATTATGCCGTTCAAAGAAGAGGTTACAGACGTTACAATGTACGAAGCCGCGGCGCGTAAAGTAGCCGAGTTGTTAGGTATTGATTTATTCGATAAAACAACCTTTCAGCCGGAACGTATGATGTACTGGCAATCTCTTTCCAAAGACCAAACCGGACTATTCGAAGTGTTCGAAGGCGAGCCGATCAGCGCCGAGTATCTTATCGGCCTTTACGGAGACAGCGAAGAATGGCGCGACGTGCGCAAATGGGCATTCCATTCAGAAGTAGAACGTGATACCCGCGCCGTTATTAGTAAGGAGATGGCAAAAGACCCCCGCGATAAGGAGGGTTTGGTAGGCGCGTTTTGCCGCTCGTACACGATACAGGCAGCAATAGACAAGTACCTTTCAGACGTTTACACAGAAGCGGAAAACGGCCGTTATACATACGTTCTTGGATCAGGCGCTGCCGGGCTGGTAGTGTATGATGACGTGCTTTGTTTTTCCCACCACTCAACCGACCCTATCGGAGACGGACACGCCTATAACGCCTACGATTTGGTACGTGTGCACAAGTTCGGGCACCTGGGTAAGGAAGACAGTACCCGCGAGATGAACAAGCTAATTTGCGCCGATAAAGAATGTGTTAAGGATATGGTATCGCTTGATGACGACCTAGCCGACTTCGAAGAATACACGGACGAGGTTAAGAGCGACGCGCAGACCGCCGAGGAACTGGTCTGGGACTTGGATCGCAAAGGTGATAAATTGTGTACCGTTCGCAACTTCGTTAACGCTTTTAAGTGTGATCCGCTATTAAATGATCTATTAGCTTACGACTTGTTCCTAGACACGATCGTGTACACCCGGACACCGTTCTTCTCGAAGGACATAAAGAAAGGTGATATGTTGGACGACACAGCAGTAGCGATTATCCGTGGACGTATAGAGGCTTTGCACGGTATTTATAATGACAGCAAATTAAACGATGCACTGGAAAAGGTTTGCAGCGAAAACGCTTTCCACCCTATCAAGAAGTATCTAGAGGCACAACGCTGGGACGGAGTGAAACGGATAGATAATTTCTTAGTTGACTACATGGGCGCAGAGCCTAGCATATACGTTTCCGAGGCGCTCCGTAAAATGTTAGTTGCAGCCGTTACTAGAGTTTATGAGCCAGGCTGCAAGTTTGATACGGCTTTGGTTATGTATTCAGGACAGGGCGCGGGAAAGTCCACGCTTATACAGGCGCTTTCGAAAGGTTGGTTCAACGATTCATTAACGGACGTGTCCGGCCAAAAAGCGTACGAAGCGATACAGCACGCCTGGATCGTGGAGCTAGCCGAGTTGTCAGCCCTTCGCCGTTCGGACGTGGAGGCTACTAAGAACTTCATAAGCAAACGCGAAGATACGTATCGTAGCGCGTACGCTAGACGCGTCAAGACACACCGCCGACAATGTGTATTTTTCGGGTCAACCAATGATGATGAGTTTTTGAAGGACAAAACCGGAAACCGCCGTTTCTTCCCGATCGAGGTATGCGCTAATAAGAACACACACAAACTTTTTGAAAAGTCTTTCGAAAAAATAGTAGACCAACTTTGGGCGGAAGCAATGGAACTGTACATGCTGGGTGAAAGCCTTGTTTTGTCTGACGAAGCCGAAGCGATCGCCAACGAGGGGCGCGAAGAATTTACAGAAGAAAGCCCGCTAGTAGGTATTATAGAAAACTACGTAGATAGGCTTTTCCCGGCTGACTATGAAGAGCGCACCGAACAACAACGCGCGGACTTTCTGGCCGGATCGCTGGAAGAGGTTGGGACAGTTCAAAAAAACACGTTCTGCCTGATGGAGCTTTGGGTAGATGCCATGGGGCGCAAGAAAGAAGATTATACAAGCGCGAAAGGACGAGAACTGGCAACAGCGATACGGCAAATGAAGGGCTGGTTTAAAGGAAAGTTAAAAAGAACGAAATTATACGGTCAACAAGTAGTTTATATCCGTAAAGGTAGCGAGGAAAGCAAAAAATTACTATCTTTGTGATACCGAATTAAAACAATACTTTCTTTTCTAATTTTTAAGGTTAATACTTTTAGGGTGGTTTTTCAGTTAAAAAGTCTTTCGTAGTGATACGCGAGACTTTATTTTTGTTAATATACTAAAGTTTTTTGAGAGAAGTTTTGGTAGTTCATAATTAAGTCGTATCTTTGAAATGTCAAAAGGAAATAAACCAATTAAAATTAGAAGTTATGGAAATTATAGATTACGTAAAAAGAGGAAGCAAAGAAAATACAGGCGCTATTATCATTAACGTGTACGGAGGTAAAACGGAATACATAGCCGTAACGGTAACAACCAGTAAGACCTATAAGACCCTTAAAGGCGCGGAGAAGATGATGAAGTTTTTTGAATATGATAAAATATAAGATCATGAAACAGAATACGGGAGAACTAAGCGAGGCGGATTTAAAAGCCCGCCGCCGCTTTTGGAACAAGAAAGGATTTTTTGGAGAGCCTACGAGGAAACAGATCGAAAGCTGGTCTCTGAAAATGCAGAAACTAGTTAAGGCACTGAAAACCTTTTCCTCCCTTGAGGAAGTTAAGAAAATACGCGCTACAAAAGATCCGGGCACACGTTTCACCGATGATATGTACACCGTGTGGCGCGCTAGCGAATCAGACATTAATCATGCAATATCAACCTTTAAAATTTTTAAATAATGAAACAATTTGTAGTTTACACGTTTTGGGCGATCCTATTTGTATTATTCATTTTGTTGTGCTGCGAGCCGACAACTAACATTTAAAAAATATGATACAGATACTAAGAGCTAATATAGTAACCACAGTGGGAACTATTGTAAGAGACTACACAGAAGTCCAGGATAGTTTAGGTGTGTATGTCGTAACAGACCTAGAAGCGGAACGGCGGTATATCGCCGAGTGTCAGACCCGAATGGGATTTACGGTTAAGCGGGTTAATCTAACTTATGTAACGAAATGATTTTATATATATATTATATTAGCGGCGGTACTTATCACGATCGCCGCGTATTACCCAATTAAACTTATAAAATTTTACAGTATGGAAAGTAAAGAACAAGGCTTAAAGGCCAAAATTACACGGGACTTAAGAGAAGGGAGAGTTTCTCGTAACCTTATTTTGCTGGTGTTGGGGGAAGACGGTTTGCGTCTCACGCGTAACCAACTGGACGTTATTTTCGAATGGATGGTTCAGAATACGAACGAGTGGAGAGTTCACACGTATGCAGACGAAAAGATAGTAGTGGTGTTTGCGCACTCCCCATTCCACCCGGAAGAGTGGGGCAATTACGAGGACTACAAACACGTTATGCGCCAAATGTTCGGCGATTACGGAACAAGGGATTTTCTCACATGCCGTACCACGATGAGAGAGATGATCCTGTTAAAGAAAGAACTAGCCACTATCGACAACCCGATTAATAAGTTTTGTTACGTTATCTTCAATCACGAAGGAAGGGAAACTCTAGGAATGGTAACGGATATTAGTGTATATAATCACGAGTGCATTGTTCGCATATTTTCCGGACCGAAAAAAGGTATGTTTTACGCGGGTAACATATCGGAGTTCATAGCGGTAAGCCATGAATCAGCCCTGGAAGAACTAATAAGACAAAAGAAAGAATGGAAAGAAAATAAACAATACAGTAATGAGTAACAAGAGAAAATTAAAGTCTCGTGATGGAGCAACCCGGATCACACCGGATAAGAGTGTAGGGTATTTTTGTGGGCTGTACAAGCTACAAGCGTATGACAAGAAGGCCGACCAATGGGGTGATATAGAAGGGTGCGCCCTGCTGACATGGACGGAAGCAACCACAGCCCGGAAGAATTATGTAGCACTACGAAGGGCGTGCAAAGTGGCAAACGGGGCTTCGCTCCATATTAACGTACCAACGGATGAGAGCAACGGAAACTAGCGAAAAGGTATTCGAGCGTACTATGTCCAAGTACGTCGAGAGTAAAGGAGGGATGGCAGTTAAGCTGCTATCCCAATTTATTAACGGGCTTCCGGATCGGATGTACCTGTTACCGGGCGGGACAGTTATCTTTGTTGAATTCAAGTCTACGGGATGCAAACCCAGGCCGATACAGCGCGTTATTTTGGATCGGATCGCCGCACTAGATTTCAACGTACGTGTAGTGTCAAACCCGGAAGAATACAACGACTTGAAGGAATTAATAGACTTTTATGTTAACGGGCGTTAACTAAGAGCGTTTAATACAAATCAAAGTTAAGAGTTTACCCTATATTTTGGCAGTATGAAAAGTTGTCGTATCTTTGAAGTGTCAAAAGGAAATAACCAATTAAAAATTAAAGATATGAAAAAGTATTATGTAAACGGAAAAGAGATAACCGAACAAGAGGCTAACGAAATTAAAAAAGAAAATGCAAGATTGCAAAAGAGTTTAGACCTTAACGATTGGTTAGGTATTCAATGGATAACAGAGATAAATAAATAAATAAATAACCCGGGCGGGTAACGCCGCCCACAACACCCAAAAGATATGAATAAGCAAAATAACACCTACGTAGTATATGACTGCAACGGAAACAGTACAGGAATAAGTTATCAAGCAAGTAATAAAGCCGAAGCCATGAAGCTATTTAAAGACGATACCGCTAACTACAGAAAGTACGGTTACTACGGAAAGTTAGCAAGATGGTACGACGGAGGCGTTTACGGATCAACAGGAAAAATTTATTAAATAACCCGGGCGGGTAACGCCGCCCACAACACCCAAAAGATATGAAAGAGAAACTTTTAGAAGCAATGAGCGCCGGGATATTTAAAGCTCACCTATTATTAGAGTACACAGGTTGTACGGACCTAAACGAATTTTTCGAAGCAATGTTATCTCTGGTAAGGGAGAAAAAGATCAGAAAATCAGAAGTTACAGGATATTACAAAGTTATATAAACCATTTAAAAATTAGAATCATGAAAAAGTTAGTAAGTATTTTAGCAATAGTTTTATTATCAGTTAGCGCAATGGCGCAAGTATCAACCGCAAGCGGGAGCCTAAAGACGCTTAAGTCTTTCCGCCTGGGAACCTGTAAGATCGTAGAGGTAACGAAGGGCGACGCGGTAACCTACCAGATCACCGGACAGCTGGCCGGGACTAGTTCTCTAGAGATGGACATCGATCTAGGCGACGCGGACGCGGCGGTTAAGACGCTCTTAAGTCTGGCCGAGTACAAACCATCAAGTAGCAATGAGATAGTACACCTAAACAACCCGGCGGGACATACCGCGCGTTTCCCAAAAATGGCGGGCGTCTGGCAGATATTCAGCCCGGGCAATCAGTTCACGGTTAATATATCACGCGGAGAACTTAAGAAGATGGCAGAAGCAATTAATAAATCCCTAAACAAATAAGATCATGGAAGTATATAGAAACAACAACGGGCAATTACTCAAAGTAACAAAAGCCCAAAATGGCAGGATTGTAGCAAAGTGTGGAAACGAAACGAAGAGTTTCGAGAGCGAAAAGCAATTTAGTGTGCACCTGTATAACAAAGGTTTCCACCTTGCAATGACAGACCGAGCCACACTGTTTGCACGCCGATACGAAGAAGCCAAAGACTTATCAACGTTTATCGATACTCTCCCCAATAGAGAGCTAGCTTTTCAGAAAGACGGGGCGATTTACACGTGTTGGTTTTTAGCGTTCAGGCCTAACGGAATAGTAGAAGTTAAGGCTAATACAGATTTCTCGTACACGAACGAACTAGGATATAAAGCCGTAACGGTTAGAATTGACGAGCTTATTTTAATTAAGGGGGGTATTTAATTATGGTAGACTTCAACAAAAAACTAAAGGTAGACCGCGTCAATCTATTCTGTGATGTGGTTACGAAGATGGCGAACGGAACGCCCGCCGAGGGCTACGCGATCGGAGACGCTATCAAGCAATTACCCGAGAACCTGCAACAGTATTTAATATCAGAAGTACCGGACGTAATACTAAGAAGGGAGTACAGCCGCCGGGAACTTCATAAAGGCGAGGGCGCGGTATTCGAAGGGGCCGACACAGTGGCCGAGGTTTACAAGGAGGAAGTGTTTAACGCCAACAGAGCGGAAGCCATGAAGGACTTGCTGGGTATAAAATCAAAGTTCCCCGATATACTGGACGTAATCGCCGAGGTCCTTAGGTGTTTCCCGGAACGGTACACGCTGGATGATATTTACGATATGTTATATAAAAAGGATTTAGGGCTATGAGTGAGGGATTCAAAAAATCTAGTTCATACTCTGATGAGTGGTACACACCAAAATTCATTATAGACAGTTTAGGCAAATTCGATTTAGACCCGTGCGCACCGAGCGTACCGCTATTCAAAACCGCCGAAGTGATGTATAACGAATTCGACGACGGACTAGCGCAAAAATGGGAGGGGCGTGTGTGGCTTAACCCACCTTATTCCCGACCGCTGATAAATAAGTTTATGCGCCGGATAGCAGAGCACAACCGGGGGACGGCCCTAATCTTTTCAAGGACCGACACGGAACTATTTCACACGGAAGTGTTCAACAAGGCAACCGCCGTTAAGTTCCTCAAAGGTAGAATCAAGTTTCTAAGGCCTGACGGTACAGAAGCCGGGACGCCCGGATGCGGTAGCGTATTAATCGCGTACGGTGAAGAGGACGCGAATATATTAGAATGTAATGAACTAAAAGGAAAATTTATAAGATTATGAAAACAATAAGAGTAGACGGGCGTACATACGCCGCGGTGGAGGTAGACGAGAACGTAGCGTGCGAAGGCTGCATATTTTATACCGTTGGTTGGAACATGAACACCCCGATGTGCGCCGCGGCTGATATCCCTGAATTTCAATGTGTTTCAGTAGTAGGGGATGAGGAGAAGAATGTGATATTTAAATTAATGGCTAACAATGTTACAGAGGAGTAATTTACACGGCTATCAGCGTACCGCCGTCGAGCATATTAAGGAACACCCGGACGCGGCTCTGTTTCTCGATATGGGACTGGGAAAGACGGTGAGCACGCTAACGGCCGTCGCCGATCTTATAAACGAGTTCGAAGTTACTAAGGTGCTGATAGTAGCGCCAAAGCGCGTCGCCGAAATGACTTGGGGCGATGAGATTGAGAACTGGTCGCATATCCGGCATCTACGTTTGTCAGTGATAAAAGGCACCGCCAAACAACGCGAGATCGCAGCACGGGCAGACGCGGACGTTTACACAGTGAGCCGTGACAACCTTGTCTGGCTTCTGCAAATGTGGGGCGGGTCTAAGGTACCGTACGACATGTTAGTACTGGACGAGTTGTCCTCTTTCAAGAACCATCAGTCTA